GCAGTCGCGTATCGAAGCGTCGATCATGGGGCCGGTTTTCCGCTGGTTCCTGGAGTCGGTCGTCTACGTGCCGGGCGTGCTCGATGGCATGCCCGCAATCGAACAAATCGATCATCAGTGGCACTGGCTGCCGCTGCCGGACATCGACCCGATCGACACTGCGAACACCGCCGCGATCCGCATCGCAAGCGGTCAAGCGTCGATGACGCAAGTCCATGCAGAGAACGGCAAGGACTGGACCGACGAAGCAACGCGGGCCGCGGCTGACTTTGGCGTTCCTGTTACTGCATACAAGTCATCCGTTTTCTACAAGACCTTCGGCATCGCTGCTCCTGTTGCGTCAAATCCGGCGGCAGAAGGTGGTGCCGCCGTTGCTGATACCGCGATGAACGGTGCTCAAGTGGCATCACTGCTTGAGATCGCCAACCAAGCCGCTGTTGGTGCGCTGCCTGTCGATACAGCCAAGGCAATCGTGCGATCTGCGATCCCTGCGTTGCGGCCTGAACAAGTCGACTCAATCCTTGATCCGCTGTCGGGTTTCAGTCCCGTAGTCGGACCAGATGGAAGGCCAGTTCCACCTACTGCAGCCGCTGGCGGCGAGTATACGCAACTCGGGCAACGCGCATTTACAAACAACTTGAAGCGCATCAAGCAGACTCTTGACCGGCTCGCGGCTGGTGAGATTTCGCAGGTATTCGCTGAGCAGACGCTGCAGTCGATCGGTCTTGATGCCGGTCGCGTGCAGGCGTTGATTGCCGACGCGCTAGATGGTCGTGTGGACGATCCGCAGCTTCAGGAGGTCGCACAATGAAGCCGATCGGCATCCTTGCTGCAATCAACATGCGGGCCAGTGCACAAGGCAAGCCGCGACGGTTCAACATCCTTGCTTATAGCGGCGGGGAGTTGAACGTATACGGGTTCGATCTGCCTGTGATCGTCGATCTTGTCGGGCTGGAAGTTCCCGAGACTCCGCTGCCCATCCTGATCGACCACACCAAGAGCGTCGAAGCCACGCTTGGAATGACCGACAGCGTGGAGAACACCGGAACCGCTCTTGTCCTTGCTGGGCCGGTCACTGGTGCCAGCGGGATGGCGCTGCAAGTTATCGCACAAGCCGATGCCGGGCATCAGTGGCAAGCGTCCATTGGGGCGATGGTTGTCGACTCCGAGCGGATCGCAAGCGGTCAAACAGTGCAAGTCAACGGGCAGACGTTCGTCGGTCCCGTGATCGTGGCGCGGCGTGCCGTGCTACGCGAAACCAGCGTTCTCCCAATGGGGGCGGACGCATCGACCAAGGTCAACTTGGCGGCGAGTGCCGCCGCAATGAAAGGGGCTACGCCCATGCCGTCATTTGAGGACTGGCTGAAAAGCCTGGGGCTTGACCCCGCGACGATCGACGACACCAACAAGGCTGCGTTGCAGCTCGCCTACGATGCCCAGCAAGCCCCGGCCACTCCGGCTGTTCCGACTGCTGCCGCTCCCGCTACGGCTGTTGCGCCGACTCCCGCCGCTCCGGCTGTTGCTGCTGGCGCGTCGCTCGATATCTCGGCGTCGCACCTGCAGCAGTTGATTGCTGCCAACCGCCGCACGCAGGCCGAAGACCTGCGACGGACCGCGCAGATTCAAGCCAAGTGCGCCGGGCATCCGATGATCGCCGCGAAGGCAATCGAGGAAGGTTGGTCGGTCGATAAGGCAGAACTGGAAGTTTTGCGAGCCAGCCAAGGCCGCACGACCGCGACCAGCTTCCGAAACGGCGACAAGTCGCAGCCGCAAGGGCTTGTGATGGAGGCCGCGTTCTGCATGACTCGCGGCACTCGCGATGTCGAAAAGCAGTACGCACCTGAAGTGTTGCAGGCGGCACACAGCGAGTACCGCCGCGGGATCGGACTGCAGCAGCTTATCTTGACGGCTGCCGCTGCGAACGGGGCGTACATCGCTCCCGGCCAGCAGGTCAACAGCGACATCCTCCGGGCCGCGTGGGGCCAGAACCTGCAGGCCAACGCGTCGACGGTCTCGCTCCCCGGCATCCTGTCGAATGTGGCCAACAAGGAAATCTTGACCGGCTACATGAACGAGGATGCCGCTTGGCGTGAAATCGCCGCTACGAAGCCTGTCAGCGACTTCAAGACCGTCACGTCTTACCGCATGCTCGATAACATGACCTACGAAAAGGTCGGGCCTGACGGCAAGATCAAGCACGGTTCCGTCGGCCAAGAATCGTACACGCGGTCTGCGGCCACGTATGCGAAGATGTTCGCGTTGACCCGCCGCGACATCATCAACGATGACCTTGGCGCGTTCGATGACCTGCGTGCGCGACTGGGCCGCGGTTCGGCGATCCAGCTCAATAACGTGTTCTGGACCGCGTTCGTCAATAACTCCACGTTCTTCACGACCACGCGAACGAACTACATCACGGGGGCCACAAGCAACCTCGCGACCGATGGCGTCGGTATCGGGCTGGGAGTGACGGCGTTCCGCAAGATGACCAGTCCGACGGCGGACGGCAATAAGCGGGTTGGCGCTGGCATGCGTCCCGAGATTCTGCTTGTGCCGCCGGAACTGGAGCACACCGCCAGCAAGCTGTATGCCGATGACCGGCTTAACACCGGATCGGCCAATGGCGAAGCGAACATCTTCGCTGGGAAGTATCGACCAGTGGTCGCGTGGCAGTTGTCGGACTCGGCCTATACGGGCTATTCGACGACCGCGTGGTATCTGCTTGCCAACCCGAGCCAAATGCCGACGGTGGTCGTGTCGTTCCTCAACGGCGTCGAAACCCCGACTGTTGAATCCGCGGACGCGGAGTTTTCCACGCTCGGCATCGAGTTCCGCGGTTATCACGACTTCGGCGTGGACATGGCCGAATACCTTGGCGGACTCAAGTCCAAGGGTGCAGCGTAATCCCGGCGGTTGACCGCCTGAAAATAGCCCCGGCTGCGTGTTGCAGCCGGGGCACTTCCTGACAATCAACCGAAGGGGCAAACAAGATGGCGCAGCAGCCTGCGTACACTTTCAGCGACGAAGGGACGATTGACTACACTCCCGCATCCGCTGTGACGGCTGGAGATGTGGTCGTTCTCAATGGGATCGTCGGTTACGCGACGACTGACATCGCCGCGAACGAACTCGGCGCGCTGCAAATTGACGGCATCGTTAAGGTGCCGAAGACGACGGCCGCGTGGGTCCGTGGCTTGCCGGTCCATTGGAATCCGACAGGAACGCCCGATGCGACTGGTGCCGATGCCAGCTCAGGCGCGGCGAACCAACTCGGCGTCGGGACGTACATCGGCCTCGCTGTCGCCACTGCCGCAAGCGGTGACGACTGGGGTTATGTCGCTCTGAACTTGCCGACCAATTTGATGGCTGTGACCGCCGTTACCGCGACCGGCTCGGTGATCGGTGACGCCGCGCAGCTCTCGCAAGGGCTGAACGTCGTCACGGGCGCGGACGGGACCAAGGGCGTGATTCTGCCTGTGGCCGTGCCTGGTATGCAGGTCTACGTCAAAGGCGTGACTGCTGGAGTGCTCAAGATTTACCCGCAGTCGGGCGCGACGATCAACGCGCTCTCGGCATCGGCGGCTATCTCGCTCACGTCTGGTGCCGTGCCCGCGATTCTTGTCGCGAGTTCGGCCACGCAGTGGTACACGTTCCCGCTCCTGCCGAGCTAATCGATGTCAGACCTTGATGACGCCGTTGGTGATATGGTGGCTGACCTGCTCGATGATGCGGGCCGGTCAGTCACGTATTACCGCGGCGGCGTCAGTCAAGGGACTGTGACGATGAGCCGACAGCGGCAGCCGTCGCAGTACCTTGATAATGGTCAGGGCGGAATCGTGGAAGTTGTGCCGATCGACTTCGTGTGCGTGACTGCTGATCTGTCTGTGACGCCTCAGCGTGGCGACCAGATTGTTGTCGGCAATGAGCGATACGAGGTCATGCCGACGGTTGGCGAGAAGGTGTATCGGCGGCTGTCGGATCAGATGACGCGGATTCACACGAAGCAGGTGGCGTACTGATGCCGGTCACAACCGCGCCAGCAACTGAGGCCTGCGTTGCGTTGGTCGCACGGATCAACGCAGGGACAGCCTACACGCTTCCGACTGCGGCAACGTATCAGCGGGTCGAGGTCGACACGGTTGAAGAGTCTGACGCGCTGCGGGTCGACGTGATTCCGGTAGACGAGACGCAGCTATCCGAGACGCTCGCGGTTGAGGATCGCACGTCGCACACGGTCGTTATCTGGATTCGGAAGAAGCTGGCAAACCTGGACGCGGCAACGATCGACGCTCTCTGTTTATTGACGCGACAGATTTATCAGCAGGTCAACAACTGGGATTCTGCAGATGGTCGCGTCCGAGTGTGGGAAACAAGTGAAGAGACTGAGCTGAACCCTGATAAGGCAGTGCTTAATCAGATGCGGATGTTCGTCACGAAGATCGTGCTAAGGGTCGAAGTCGAGGCTATCTAATGGCTCGCAAGTTCCTCACGGGCGACAAAGAGCTAGAGGCAATGCTGAAGTCGTTGGCGGATAAGGCAGCGGACAAGATTGCGAAGAGTGCTCTCGGGGCTGGGTTGACTGTTATCCGCAAGGCGATCAAGAAGGCCGCGCCTGTGGGGCCAACAGGAAATCTGAAAGCGTCGATCGGTAAGCGTCTGGAGAAGGGGAAACGCGGCGGCGTGATGACGGCTAAGGCGGGGATCAACGTCGGGAAGAAAACGAAGAAGGAAAAGACAACCGGGATCATGGCTCGCGCTCCACATGCTCACTTAGTCGCATTGGGAACGCAGCGACGATCACGCAAAACGCTCGGTGGTAAGTTCGCAACCATCGTCAACCCAACGCCAGAACAACTGGCAACAGGCACGATGCCAGCGAATCCGTTCGTGAAACAGGCTGCGGAATCCGCAATGGGTGCGGCGTCCATAGCGATGCGGAAACAGGCGGCAAAGGCACTAGCACGCGAGGCCGCGAAAGCCAAGCGTAAACGATAAAGGGGCATGCGATGGCGAAGGTCAAGGGTAAGGGAAACGTGCTCCAAGCGGAAATCTCGTCCGTCTACACGGCGATCCCGCAAATCATCTCGATCAACAAATCCGGCGAAGCCAGCGAGACCTATGACGGTCGCACGATCGATGGCAGCGCACGCCCAGACATGCCGAGCACGGGGTACGTGACTCCATCCCAAATCGGCTTCGAGTGTTTCTGGGATTCTGCGAACACGGTTCACGCATTTCTTAAAACGTCGATGCGCACACCCCCGGCTGCTGGTGTGAACGTCAAGCACATCGACGTGTCGGGAACCCCTGTCACTGAAATCTACAACGTGACCGGCATCGGCATTGATGAAACGATCGTCACGAACGACGGCGTAAAGGCATCTGTGACGTTGCAGACGAGCGGCAGCGTTACCTAATTGAGGGGTGAAGAGTGAAGGCAGCTTACGCGATTGACCAAGGTGTCAACATCGTCAACGTACCGCCAGCGTGGCGCGACCAGTGCCAGCCGGTGATGCGTGGCGGGAAGATTGTTGACTGGATCATCCCAGCCGGTGCCGTTGTCGAAGGTGATGAGGCATTGTTGCGGGTGTCCACTGGTCAAGCCTACCCGATTGATGACGAGTGCGCGGAAGCGTGCGGGATGTCGTCTGCGGAACTTGCCGTCAAGCAACGGCATTATTTGGCTGCGACGCGAGGCATTCGCGGCAAGGATGACTTAGAGCTGTTCATGGCCGAGGTCATCGAAGGCTATGCGGAAGGCACGACGGAAGAGAAGACCGTTTACAAGCCGGGCAAGAACTGGGCCAAGTGGCAGGCGGCCAAGGACGAGATCGCCAGCCAGAAAGAGGCGATCTAATGCCGTCGATCATCCAGCGAGTTGCAAAGCGGGCCGCGTATCCGGTCGAGACAAGTTGCGGGACGCTCCACGTCTGCGAGCCGACTTTCCGCGACATCGATCGCGTTCAGCGACTGGGCAATAGCTCGTCGCTGTCGCTGGCGTTGTTGATGGTCAACGCCGATGGCTCGCCGCTGGTCCCGCAGCGCGAAAACGAACCGGACGTTGAATACGCCGCGCGGATGATGACCGAGCTTGGAGAACTCACAGCGTCCGACATGCGCAAGATTACGGAAGCCATCAAGCGACTCACGGAACCAGTTGATCCCGGAGACCTCTCAAAAAACTCCTGACGGACCCCGAAGCGGCGTTCTCAGTTCGCCTCGGTCGGTCCTTTGGTCGTGTCGATTGGTGGAATCTCAAGAGTGAACACACGCCGTTCCAGTGGTCGCTACAGCAAGCGGCAGAGATTGCAGAGCCAAGCGGTGAGCTACGGGCCGACATGCGGGCGGCGGTGATGACGACGAATCTGTTGGTGATGCAGTCGGCGAATAAGGAAGAGATGACGCAGGAAGAGTTCAGCCGCGTCATTAACGGGTTGATGTCATACCTGAGAACGTCTGCCGAAGTTGATGACGAGATCGGCCGCGAGGCGTTGGCGAAACTGAAGAAAGGAGAGTGACCAGTGGCTGCAATCGGCGATATGGTCGCTCGCCTTGGCGTCGACAATACAGGTTTCATCAAAGATCTGGCCGCGTCGAAATCGTCGCTTGTGTCGTTCGCTGGCGGGATCACCGGAATCCTTGCCGGGGCCGCTGGCGCTTTCGCTGGTATCTGGTCAGTCGGCGAATCGGTCTCCGCATTCCGCGGTGCTCTTGAGGCACAGCAGAAGCTCGCGACCGTGCTCAACAACACGGGCAACGCTGCCGGGCTGTCGTTTGACCAAATCAAGACCTACGTTGACGAGCTAGAGCGCGTCACGAACATCGACGGCGATCAAGCGTTAGCGGCGGCGTCACAGCTTGCCGCGTTCGGCACGATCACAGGTGACGCATTCACGCGCACCATCAAGGCATCGGCTGATCTATCAGCGGCGCTCGGGACTGACCTTGGATCGACTGTCGCCATGCTCGGAAAGGCGCTTAACGATCCGGTTGCCGGTCTCGCGAAGCTGGAAAAGCAAGGCATCACGTTCACGGAGCAGCAACGCCAACAAATCAAGGTGATGCAGGAAGCCGGGGACATTGCTGGTGCTCAAGGCGCAATCCTTGACCAGATTCAATCCAAGTACGGCGGCGCTGCAGAGGCGTTGTCGACGCCATACGCGCAACTGACGCGGGCCATCGGCGATGTCGGCGAGATGATCGGCTCTGCGCTCGCGCCATCGATCGACGTGGCGACCACGTATCTCGTGAGCCTGCTTGATTACGTCACGCAAGGAGCGCAGACGTTCGCCGACTTTGGTATTGAGGCGGCTGTTGTGCTGTCTCACATGGGCGATCTGGTCGCACTGGCGTTGACTCAGTGGCAACTCTTTTTTGTGCGAATTGGGCTTGAAGCAGCGCACGTCTTCACCGCAGTCATTCCGGGCTACATGAACTGGCTTAGCGAGAACTGGTATAACGTACTCGTCACAATGGGCCGGTTTCAGATTACTGTCTTCAATAACATTCTGACCAATATCCGCGGCGCGTGGGATGCGGTGATGTCCTACTTGCAGGGCAAGCCGCTTAAATTTGACTGGAAGCCGCTCACCGAAGGCTTCACGTCGGCCATCGACAAGCTGCCGGAGATACCAGATCGGCTCGTGACCGACTTTGAGCGCGGACTGCAAAACGACATTGCCACGATGACCAACAATCTCGGGCAGTCGATGGACAAGCAGCGGGCCGAGCTGGCCGCGAAATACAACCCGCAATCAACTACGTCTGCCGTCGTGCCAAATCCGACACCAGAGCCAACGCCAGTCGCGACTAAGCCGGCTGAGTTGAAGGCGTCGTTCGCAGGCACGCAAGAGGCCGCGTCGATCCTGTTGCGTGGAATTGGCGGCGGCAAGTCGATGGAGCAGATCGCACAGAAGCAACTGAGCGTTCAACAACAGACGTTAGCGGCAATCAAGGACAACAAACCGAGCGGATCGCTTCAACCGGCGACGCTAGGAACATAAGGGGCAACGCATGGCAATCCGTGTTGACGACCTGACTGTGACCGGGGCAATCACGGTTCCTAATACGGGCGTGAGCGCGCAGACCCGCGATACGATCCTGACACAGGATACCAATGTCGCTTTCCCGATTCCGTTTAGTTCCTTTCGCGTGTGGGATGCAGTCGCAACGAATCTGCCAGGAACCGCTGCTAGCGACGATCTGGCATTCTCCGGTGGCACGTTCGGAACATCACCGCCGGTCATCACTGCGGGCGACTGCAAGGCACTCGGGGCCACAACCCGCTACGCACGCACGCAAGTCATCGTGCCAGAGTGCTACGACGCTGCTGAAACGCTGACGATCAACATCGCCTGCGGGATGGTTACGACGGTAGCCGACACCACTTGCACGATCGACGTGCAGGCTTACGAGCTGGACAAGGCAAACGGCATCGGGGCCGATCTGTGCGCGACTGCCGCCACCACGATGAACAGCCTCACGTTCGCCACCAAGACATTCACGATCACGGCCACGAGTCTATCGGCTGGCGACGTTCTCGACGTGCGAATTGCCATCGCCTGCAACGATGCAGCGACGGGCACCGCAGTCACTCCAACGATCGCCGCGATTGATCTGGTGTGCGACATCAAGGGCTAACGATGCAGGTCCGCATTACGACCGACACGCCATACACGCCAAAGGCGGGGGACTCGCCACGTCTGTATGGTCAGCTCAAGTTGAGGCCAACTAAGGGGCAATATCCACACGTCATCAGCGGGCCAATGGTGACGTTCTTTCCAGTCGGGGCCAAGCCGGAACTGCCAGACGAACTGGCGCGGGAACTGATTGCAGGCGGTGTGGCGGAAGCGATCGACGGGCCTGCGGTGGTGTTCGTGTCCACGGCTGAGATCGTGCAAGACGTGAAGGCTGAATAATGACGTGGTGGGTTGGGCTTGTCGACTTCTCGGGATCGTCCGAAGTGCAGGACGGGAACGGTCGTTGTGTGTCCAACTACATGCGCAAGTATCTCGTGCGCACAGATGAAACCGAATGGCAGAGCGAAGCTAACGTTGCTGCTGCTGTCGGGATTGCACGCGGTGCGCCGCTGGACACTGACACGAACGCAGTCTGCAAAAAGGTTTCCATCGGTCCTGGGCCAGCAATGACCCGCGCGCCGTTCCTTGCCTACTATGCGACCTATGATTTCTCCACGAATGCCACGGTTCCGCCTGCGGATGATGACGACCCAACATCACAGCGAACGATATGGAGTATTGCTCCGCAAATCCAGTCCCGTTATATCATCCGCGACCGTAACGACAATCTGATTGTGAATACTGCCGGGAGTCCGTTTGACGGTGGCATCCCGGTTGATGTGCGGTTGGGTAGCGTGACGGCACGCCGGAACAAAGACGCGAGCGGCTACGACATCAACGCTGTGTTAGGCAACAGCGGCAAACTGAATTCCGCGACGTTCCTCGGCGGCGCACCTGGAACCGTTCAGGTCGACATCACAGCCGAGGAGAAGTACGAAGGAGCGTTTCACTTCTGGGCTGAGACGTACACGTTTTCGTATGACCCGCAAGGGTGGCAACCAAAGCCAGTAAACGCCGGATACTTTCAGCGTGAATCGATCGGTTCTGACACGCTGGTACGCATCACCAACGCCGATATTGGCGACACAGCCGACCCCGATGCGCCTGTGCAAGAGCCGGAACCACTCGATGCTGATGGTCTAATTGTTCCGATCGCTGATAGGCCGGATGCGTGCGTGTTCGTCGAAGTGGACTACTTCGACACAATGGACTTTGCAGATTTTGGGCTGTAACCAATGGCAGAGCCTGCCTACGGATTGACGCTCGGTGCCATTCGGGCGCTCACGCCGATCGTGCAACAGCACAAAGGCCGTCTGCCTGATGCGGGGCGACGAACGCGCAAGGTCTATCCTCAGTCCACGCGATTCGCACGGTATAGGATCACGCAACTTGATGAATCTGATAACCCGGTTGTGATCTATCGCACGTCTCATGCAGACGGGTTCGACGCCGTTCGCCTGGATAACGATGATGACGTTGCGACGGGTCCAACCACAACGATCTACGCGACATCTCGCAGCGTTCGGAGCGTGTTCAGCACGAATGATATCGTCTGGGCGCGAGTGGTTGACGGTAAGGTGCAAATCGTCGACCACGGGCGAACGCATTGGACTGGCATCGCACTAGAAGATATTGCGCCAGAAAGTTCCGGCGACGTGACACTCTACAGCGGAGAGAACATCACCGCATCGGCGCTGAACTGGTCGGCTAATCAATACGTCGCGACCGATGATGAAGTCCGAGTCGAATGGGAAGACGAGTTCCAACGGTTCCTGATTGTTGCGGTTAAGTGCTCGGAGATCGTCTAGTGCCTCGCTGCGGATGCGACTGCAAAAACCAGACGATTGACGCCGACAGCGAGGCGTCCGCGTGGCCATGTTGCGACACGTTCCCGGATGGCGTGCCGTGCCGTTATGCGGCAATCTTCGAGTGTGGGCGGCAGCTTGATCTAGGCGGCGGAAACGGGCTACAGCAGATCACATGCCCGGTGCTGGAACTGCGCAAGGCGTGTTTTTTCGGTTGTGAATACGTCGCGGCTACAACGGTCGCGAATGCCGAGACCTGCGAGAATCTGCCATCGCTCACAGACGTAACGACCGATGCCATCAACCCATCATTCCCGCCGACGCATGATACCGGGGGCTATGCTCGGCACAAGGCCGATTTTCGCGACGTGGTGCCGATCGCAGCGGGGACGATCTGCTACCCACAAGCTGATTGGGTGGTCGATCACTGGACGCTCGACATCAGCGCGGACCCGGTGACGCTGACCTACACCAACGCTTGGGCACTGGGCCTGCTCGGGCGATCGGGCGCGGTCTACCAGTCAATCGCAGCGTGGGACGAGTGGGGTCGCAACACGATGCACCTCACAGACGCGACAGCGGCGGAATGGCCGGAGTTGCCGCGCCGCATCTGTGTTGTTGCGCTTGATGATCCGGGCATCACAAACCCTTGCGACACACACGCGACTCAATGCGTATGTTGCGATCCGGGCACAGACGAAGCAAGTATCACGGGCAACTTCTCAGCGTGTAGCCGTGTGGCTGGCGAGGTCACATGGACGGGCACGCGGTACAAGTCGCCGACCGCGTTACCGACTGGGGTGAGCTACCCGGCAAGCAACCCTTGCGGCGTGTTCTGGGGCACGATCGGCAGCGGTGGAGATGGCTGCACTAATGGCGGCGTGAACTGGTCAGGCAGCGTGGGCCTGATGACGTACTGTGATGGTGAGACGTGGGCCGGGAAAGCGTACTGCTACGACACTGACCTAGAGGAATGGGTTGAGCAGGGTGATTTGACGATCAGTAACGTCGAGTGCCGGTGCGGTGGGGTTTATTTCGATGTCACGCTGCCGACGCTCGATTGCTGCTGCGATGGGACGCTGATTGTTACCGACTGTTGCCCGGATGGCATCCCCGACACGCTCACGGTTCAGTTGAGCGGAACGACCTGCGCCGACTTTGTTACCACAGTGACGTGGAACGGGACGACACGCTGGGAAGGGACCGTTGATATCTGCGGTCTCACGATGTCGGTCACTGTGACATGCGACACGCTCGGGACTCCCGGTTATGTCATTTCGGTTGACTACATCGCACCGCTCGGCGGGACGCTTGCGGTTACTGACCCGATTGTCGCGACGTGTTCACCATTCGAGGCGTCACAAGGTTCGCTACCGACGTTTTATCAGGATGCGATCGCGACGTGTTGCGGTGGATCGTCTGGCACAGGGACACTCACGGCAACGGAGTAGCTATTTGTCTGAGTACGATCCATCTGCGTTGTAGGTGCGATGGCTGACCCATGAACCGTGATAGAAATTGGTAACAGACGAGACGCTCCCATCTGGGGCAAACAAAGTAACTGTTCCGTGTGGCCTGCCATGTGAATCGTGCTGTGACTCACTGATGAGAATGCCGTTTTTATCGTACTCGCGCCGGACATCAGCAGGCTTGCCAGAGCCACCGAAGTAAAACGCCAGCGAAAACAGGATCGCAGCAACAGCCAACAACATCAGAAGACGCTGACTCATGGCAACCCTCACAGAATGGCTCAACGGTGAAACGGATTCAGGTCTACCGCTGCCGCTCGCTAAAGTCAACGCATACCGCGAGCGGCACGGATTAGAGCCACAACGCACAGACCAGCCCGTCAGATCACGCGGACTCGGTGACACCATCGCAAAAATCACTCACGCAACAGGCATCGACCGCGCCGTAAAGGCTGTCACTGGTGGCGGTTGCGGCTGTGCGAAACGTCAGAAACTGCTCAACGAAATCTTCCCCTATAAGGGCGCTCAATGATCGTTCGCGGACTCTATTCTGATTGGTCAGTGGTCTTGCAATCGGCGCAATACGTCAACCGCGACGTGGCGGCATCGCTGATCCGGCGAGTCAACAGCATGGCCGCGACGGGTGCCAATCTCATCTGGTGGACCAATCTCCCAGACGACGCGGCGCAACTGGCGACGATCGTGCGGGAATGCCGTTCGCGCGGAATTGAATGCGTCCTCGGCTCTGGCCTATGGTACGCCTACGCTGGTCGTGGTGTTGAGCAGGTGACGCGGTTGCGATCACTGCACAACGCTTTGCCGCTGGACGCGCGGCCGGTCGCGTGGTCGATCGGCGACGAGACCGGCCCGACAGCCTATGACGATCTGCGGCACATCGCGACCACGTGTGCAGCCGATGGCATTCCGGCAACGATGGTGCAAGTCCCGGAGTACCACGCGGGAACAGTTGCGGCTGTGGGATCGTCGCTGCCGTGGATGAGTTGCGACGTGTACCCAGTGTTCGTGCCGGGCTTGCCATCAAATCCGCCGTATGGAGCGAATGCGCTGACGTGGGCGCGCTCTAAGTATGCGGCGGCTGTGTCGCGAGTGCCTACCGTGATCATGTCGCAGGGGTTCAGCGACGGAAGCTTGTTCGCGCTCCCGACTCCTGCGCAGGTCCGATGGCAAATCTGGGCAGCCATCGCAAGCGGTTCGTGTGGGGCGATCGTGTTCGCGCACGGGCTGCCGAACAGCATTAACGGCGGGTCGCTGGTCAACCTGGAGACCGAGACGGAAACTATTCAGGGATTCGCGGTGCGCGACACGTTCGCCAATGTCGCGCGGCTGGGCGGGTTGCAGTTCACCACAACCGAACCCGCGCCAGCGTTCCAAACTCCTCCAGCGGCTGGAGATATGGCAACGATTCGGCGCACCACCGACGGTAGGCGTGTGCTGATTGTGGTCGCTGACCCGTTGCAGCCGCAAAGATTCATCAAATTGACTTTGCCGAACACTCTACAAACGCAGACAATTAGCGGGCCTGATGCGAGCCTGTCAGTGTTGCCGTGGCCGTGGTATCTGTTATTTCCGCCGACGCTCACGGTGATTCTGCCACCCGGTGAGGCATACGTTGGAGTGCTGAATTGACATTAGACGAACTGCGCGACGCTCGCCTAGTCTATGTTGCGACGCCATACAGCAAGTACAAACTAGGCCAGACGATCGCGGCCATCCACGCGGCACAAGCCACGGCAGAGTTGATGCGACGCGGGTTCGTGGCTGTCTCTCCGATCGCTCACAGTCACGCTGTCGCGACGTATGGCAACTTAGACGCGATGGACTGGACGCTGTGGAAGCGACAGGACGAACCGCTGATGAATGCGGCGGATGCGTTGGTGGTGGTGATGATGGACGGGTGGCGTGAATCGGTCGGAGTACTCGCGGAAATCGAGCACTTTCTAGCGGCAATGAAGCCGGTCGTTTACTGGGAGTACACGCCGTGACGTATCTACCACTAGGCGACGGACCACTACCAAGCGAGATCAACCCAAAGGACGCGGCGGCTGTGGCACTCGGGAAAACTCCGCTGCAACTGATACCGCCAGTCGGGGAAAACCTCGTCGCTCAAGTGCTGGCCAGCGGAGCCGCAAAGTACGGGCCGTGGAACTGGCGAGCGATCGACATTCGCGAATCGGTCTACATCGGTGCCATCAAGCGGCACGCGAACGCAATGAACTCTGGCGAGTGGTTTGATCGTGAGTCTGGACTACCACACGCGGCACACATCGCAGCAACGGCAATGATCCTGATCGACGCGCTGGAGCACGGTAAACTTGTATTCGATACGGGGGCGAACCGTGAAGAAATTAAAGGCAATCCAATCACGGCTACGCAAGCAACTCCCTCCAGCGTTCCCGGTGTCCATTCAGATCGTTGAGCGTGCCGGTGAATGGTTGGAGCACTTCGGGGATTGTGTGCTGACTGCTGACCGACTGGGCCGCAAACGATTCCGCATCCGCATTGTCAACGATCACGCTGTAGCAGGCTGGCACGGTGAGCAGCTCATGATCGATGGTCTTGTCCACGAATGGGCGCATGCGATGGCATGGAATCATATCCACGACAAGCCTGGCCATGAATCTTACCACGGGCCTGAGTGGGGCGTAGCGTTCGCTAAGTGCTACCAAGTCGCGTATAGGAGCGAATGACGATGCCGAAAAAGAAGCCGCCGCGCAACGTCCATTCGCTCGTTGTGGTGAGCGATACGCACTGCGGCTGCCAGCTCGCATTATGCCCGCCCGTGGTCATGCTTGACGAAGGCGGCGAATATCACCAATCGCCACTACAACGCAAGCTGTGGGCGATGTGGCAAGATTTCTGGGGCGACTTCGTGCCAACGGTCACGCATGGGGAACCGTTCGCGGTGGTCCACAACGGCGACGCGATCGATGGCGTTCACCACAACTCAACCACGCAAATCACGCACAATCTCAAAGATCAAGTCGCAATCGCGATCGAGGTCATGCAGCCGATCGTGGAAGCATGCGAGGGCCGGTATTACCACGTTCGCGGGACTGAGGCGCACGTAGGGAAATCGGCGGCGACTGAAGAAGGGTTAGCCAAGGCGCTCGGCGCGATTCCTGACGCTCACCAGTCGGCACGTAATGACCTGTGGATCAATGTCGGCGGCGGGCTGGTCCATCTACTGCACCACATTGGCTCAACTGGTTCGCTGGCCTATGAGACTACGGCCGTGATGAAGGAGCTAACGGAATCCTTCGTTGAGGCCGCCAGGTGGGGACGCAAACCGCCCGACATGATCGTCCGATCGCATCGGCACAGATACGTCGAGCTGGCAATCCCGACGAGCAACGGCAAGGCGCGGGCCATCGTAACGCCCGCGTGGCAGGGGAAAACTCCATTCTGCTGGAAGATACCCGGAGCACGGCTTACTACGCCGATGTTCGGCGGAATCGTCATCAGGTGGGATGAGAACTCGCAGACGCTGTTCGTGCGAGAGAAAGTGTGGACGGTCGACCCGTCGCCAGTTGTCACTATCGAGGACGTAAGCAGTGGCAGAACCGATCACGATCGACGAACTGATGGCCGAACTGCAACGGCTCGGGGTTCCAGAAAACCGGGGCGATGATGGTTGGACCGTCAACGAGCTGAAAGAGCTGTGGGGACTCGGTACTGAGGTGGTCCGCGCGCAGATTCGCAAAGGGATCAACGCGGGGATTGCCACCACTGGGAAAGCTTACCGCGACTGCATCGACGGCACGCGGCGCAAGTTGCCTGTCTATCGGTTCGCTGTGGTTGGTGCGCAGAAGAAACGGAAGATCTAACCCCGATTTCGCTACCGGGGTCCGTCGCGGCTGGGGTGTCGGGTGGCGCCCCAGCCGCTTTATTATTTGTGCGCATCCTCAAAGTCAGTCGCGTACACCCAGACGGAATCGCCTTCGACGCTATAGCATCGATAGAATATCCACTCGTTCTCCGCAAGCTGTTCCGGAGACAGTGACCGCTCGTCATCGGGCACAGCCTCTGGATGTGGTGCATTGGCAACGATGCTCTCCGCGCAGTCGATTGCGTTCTGCCGATCGAAGTATAGCAGCGCGTACGGATCATGGTGCCGGTCATCAACCATCACGGCATATGGCATCACTTCGCTCCCGTGTCTGGCGGTGTCTTGATCGCCTTCCGAATCGTGGGCTTGCTCACACCCAGTTCAGCCGCAAGCTCATCCTGCGACCGTCTCTTCTCCGGTGGCAGCTTCGCGTTCTGCTCAACGGCGGCACGAATCGCGGCGTAGTCCACTTTGCGGGCTGGGCCTCGCTTGCGCCAAGGGCTAGGCGCGATCACGGTTCCATGCGTGAGCAGTTCCGCAGTCACGGCTGCGTTGATGGTGGCAACGGCCTTGCGTAGCGTGGTGTCGAGATCGTAGCCGTCTGTGAGTTCGATCAATGCGGTTGCGGTGTCGTTTGTGAATTGCAGCAGAACTCGATGGTCGGCAATTGGACAGCGAACGACGTTGATTTGCTCTGGTTCATCCATTGGTTATTCCTTCGCCGATTCGGTTGCCTGATGCGGATTAGATGCTGCGACAACATTGCGCCAAGCGTCGTAGACGGCTTTCAGTCCGTCGCCGCATGGAGTCCCATAGCCGAAGTCGCCGGGCGCACCAAACTGCTTGAAGCTCTTTATCGCCTCCTCGCGAAGCTCCTCAAAAGTCGCGCCGAGCTCAATCGACATCTCCAGGTCCATCCACGCTGCCCAGAATCGCGGCGATAGATCGCTAAGGCTTTTCTTCTTTTCCTTGGCGAACGCGGCGTGTGCCCTAATAACAGCCTGTTTGAGCTTGGCCAGCTTCTCGTCCATGTCGATCTCCTCTAATTCTGAAGTCACAGTCACAACGGCAATCCGGTAGCCTTCTTGAACGCAGTCCTCCCATGTCAACTGCGAATAATTGCCACGGAAAAACCGGCGTATGCAGGTATCGCGGTCAGTCGAAAACGTCTCCGTTAGCATCAACTTCCCGATCAGATTAACAACGGCAAACCCAGAGCATTCCATTGTTACAGACATGGCCTACGCAACCCCCTTGAACTTCGCTACCTTTGCGTACTGCTTTTCGTAGCCCACCCACACGACAGCGGACGCTGACGGCCATTTGTCGTACATCTTGATGTGCTCGGCACAGCCAGAGCCAACCCAGTGGCCATCAACAAGCACCAGCTTGCGATGGAAGCGACCGCAGCAGTCGCATGCCTTCTCGCCATTCGCTGGGATCGTTTCAGCAAGCATTGTTTCGTCTTTCGTTCTGAGTGTTGTTTGCGTCGTGTCTGCATGTATTTTATCGACCGACTCCCGGCAGTGGAATAGAAAAGCGAACAAATTCGGAATTAATTTCGGAAATAGTTTCGACTGGTGTCGCAAGTCGTGACGCGGTAACGGGGTTGCAACTGTTCGGGATTTCCGGATAGTTCGCGGGACCGGCTTCGCGTGCAACCTCAACCCGTCCCGTGGGGACGGCGGTGACGGGACCGCGCGACCGCCTAGGGGTGTCTGAATCGCTGCCACCCATGCCCACAAACCACACCGCTAGCCGCGCACAAATCGCGGGCAGTTGTGGGCACGCCGGACGCATCAAAAAGATTTCATCTGTTTTTCGATTGCGTAAGCGTCGATTATCTGTAAAATACCGACACGCAAACGACAACAACGGACACAAAATGATAAAAACCAAGATCGACCCAGACGCCGTGTACACACGCAAGAACGTCGCCGCAATCCTGGAGCGTCGACAAGAAACATTTTCGCGATGGGCTAAACGGCATGGCCTCAAATTTTCGCAGCGACGGGGTGGATATATCACGGGCCGCGCGTTGCTGGATTGGATCGACAATCGGAACGCAGCCGCAAACTGACACGGCTGCGAAATCGGTGATGGTTCTGCGCTAGAGGTGCGCACACACAACAGGAGACAAACCAGTGGCCGCAATCACGATCAAGCTCACGACCGAAGAACTGCATCAGGCGGTGTCCGAATGGGTAGACAACAACTTCACGGACATAATCGGATACACGCTCTCCATCGACTGCACGAGCTATTCCGGAGCAACCGTTCGCATGGAACCGGAAAAAGAACCGGAAAAAGAACCGGAGGCAACCGATGGTCCGTGAATGTCGCCGCGCCAGCTTCGGGCGCAACGGTGTCGACGCATCCAGACCGGAGACATCCGGCTGCATCACCTCGGCCACGGTCGCGAAACCTGTTGAGGTGGTGGAGCCGAAGCCGACTCCGAAGGCGTCAATCGGCGAAGGCGGCAAGGGTGTCTATCACATCATCGACAGCCAGGACCGCACGCAGTCCGTATGCAAACATCCGATCGAACAGCCGCTGCCGTACCTGCAACTAGAACACTGGGGTATCAGCGGCGGGACATGGTGCCAGCAGTGCCAGAAGCGAATGGGGTGGGGCTGATGTCACACACAAGCAAGCTAGCCAAGTACATCGACGGGACTGAGCACGCAATCAACCCGGATGACGTGGGGATGCGGTGGCAGCGTCTGCAATCGGCGCTACACGCAGCCGCACGAACACGAGGGTACCGAGCCAGTACCACATTCATGAATGGCATGGTGATCGTCTACACGGTCCCGAGCACTGAGGTGAAGCGATACCACTATGTTCCGTTGACGCCGATCCCTGAAGACGACGACGAAGATTGCAAGTGGGACGTGCCACACGCGGCGTTGTGGGATCGGTACTTCGACACAACAGTGCCAGGGTCAGATGCTGGCGTGCGGATGGCGCGTGAGCTGCGGGAGCTGTTGACGTGAATTATCCCACGCTCCCACGGTTGACGGTGGAGTTCTCGCTGTTCGATTCGGCTGGCGAGGTTCGGTGTGATTACCGCGCTAAGCTTACTGACAGCGAGATCGACAGAGTAGTGCTGTATCAGGTCGCGATTCTGCTACCTGATGGTGAGTGGGATGAGGTGCCATGTGATCCGATTTCGATGACGCGGAGCATCAATCTTCGGTTCCTCAATGATGATAGCGTGTGGTTCTATGACCGCTCACTGATGCGGTGGCGAGAGAGTGAATTCGGCGATCTGTGTCGCCGAGTGATGCAGTGCAACTAACCAAGGAGTGAGATTATGGCAGAGGTTGTCACTTCCCTTCCAGAGGGAAGCCCTGGGCGTCCGCGTGTCAGCAAGTATGACACTTACATGGATGGGCGGGCGTGGAAGTTGGATATCGGGACCGACATCTTGGGAAACCAAAATGGCGCGCGGCAAGCTCTGATGGCGCGTGCCAGAGCTGTTGGAAAGAAGGTTCGCACGCGACTCAGCAAGTGCGGTAAACACATCTACGTCCAGGCTTACGTTCCTGAGTGATCCGCAACTAACCAAGGATGGTAGACGATGCTGGTACTTACACGACATCCGAGCGAAAAGCTGCGACTACGCAACAACCAGACCGGGGATGAAATCTGGATCACCTGCGTAAGTGTTCGCGGCGCTGCTACGCGGATCGGGATTGATGCGGGGCGGGAGTGGGATATCGCGCGGCAGGAGATTATTAAGCCGCCGACGCGGATTGATGAACGGGAACACGACTGAGACACACTCTAACAACGAAAGAGAAGCGATGACTCTGCAAGAACTGATTAAAGCTGCGAAAGAAGCGATCAAGTCCGGACACGATACGGCAACAGTTGTTGACCGTGACATGCGAGCGGTTGATGGACTTGTTGCGACCACTAACGAAGACGGAGATGACGTGATCGTCGTGACGTCATCGGCATTCGAGATGATCGACTAGCTGATCCCGAAGCGGTAGCGGGTGAGTCTACCGCAACAACGCATCCGCAGCGTGAAGGGCACGCGACCTATACAGCCGGGACGAGGGTTGGCTGTACCCCGGTGCGAATCCGGGCGGATGCAATAACCCCTGCGAGTGCAAACGCAGTCCCCCGCCACGATGCGGTGTTGGTCGGCACGGATGTCGACGCAGGGTGTTTCTAATTACTGACAGCAACACCAACAAGGAGAAAAGCAATGTCTGTCCACTACTCACACCAAACGGCATACAAACCGAACGAACAGACGCTCAACAACTGGCTGCTCTGGAAGATGGTCAGCCACACGATTGGGCTGCGGAGGCTGTACGCAATCGATCGTCAACCGGCAATCGGCAACCGCGTTCGGTGCAACGAGTGCGGTCTGAAGATTCGCACGACAAAAGCCGCGCACAACTCTGGGCGCGATCATCTGCGAAATGTGCTGAGCGAGTAGGCCCGCTGAGTCGCTGACCATCGCCGGGAGGATCGTGTGGCAAACCGGGTGGCAGGCCGGAATAGTACGGTCATCTCTACTACTGAAAGGAATACACATGCAATTCGCAGCCGATTACCTAATGGACCGCCCGCTAGCCTCTGTGCTTGCCGTGGTTGTGGTTTATGGCGTGCTGGCGTGGGCACTTTTGCGTGATGTGTGGGAGTTGGACTAATGCTAGTTCCTGATATGAACCGCGACCTATACCGCAAAACACCTGGACTCAACCCTAGCTCCATCGCGGCGGGTCTGATCGGTGTCGATGACTACGATCCACGCATGACCCGCGACGCGATGGACCAAGTCCAGCGCGAACGCACATCCGCGACACAAGACGCGATGGACCGTGGCACGCTCGCGCATCTGGCGCTGCTCCAGCCTGAGCGTCTAACCGAGGATGTTGCTGTCTGGCATGGGGGACGGCGGCAGGGTGGGGAGTGGGATGCGTTCACGGAAGCGAATGCGGGCAAGTTGATCCTGAAGGCTGATGACCATCGCGACACGATGCGCACAATTAACGAACTGCGCACGGTCGAGATCGTTGTCAAGTATCTGCGCGGGATAACGCCAGAAGTTGCCATGCTCACTTACGAGGGGCGGGTCGCGTGCAAAGGCCAAGTTGACGCGGTTGACTTCAATCTGCGGCAGATCGTGGACATCAAAACCACAAACACGGAATTGAGCCAGCGCGGGACCGAGGCCACAATCCGTCGATTTGCCTACCGCGAGAAGATGGCACTCTACCGCCGCTGGATCGCACGTGAGACCGGAACGCATCCCGAGGAATGGCGATGCTTCAACCTGTTTCTGGGCATCGGATCGCACACGGGCGCGCGGCTGGTGCAGTTCACAACTGCGGCGCTGGAGTGGGGAGAGATGCGGATGGTGAAGGCCATCGAAACTTACACGGAATGCGTTCAGGCGTCGCGCTGGCCTGTGTTCGAGCGTTCGGACATGGTGAGCGTTGAGAATTGGGAACTCGGGCTGGAGATGATCGATGACAACGACTACGCCTAACATTGACGACGCAATGCGGTCCATGTTCGAGGGCAATTTTCTGGACGCGAGCGATATCAAGTCATCGGGTGACTTCACGGTCACGATTGAGTCAGTGACCGCGCCGGGCGCCGACAAGGACGCGACCGGGAAAACGATAGACAAGCCGATTCTGGCATTCGCCAAGGCAAAGAAGCGGCTCATCGTCAACCGCACGAACGCGAAGATTCTCGCGATGCAGCTCGGCAAGAAGGCGAGCGAGTGGGCCGGAAAGCAAATCACGCTCACGGTTCGATACCTGGACAAGGCGTTCGGACAGCGCAACGTACCTGTGATCCGCGTGAAGGCCGATCCGTCTCAACTCACGTTCGGGATGCGGAAAAACTACGGTTCGCCAACCCCTTATCAGGAGTAGACCCATGGACCTGTGGCGACTCCCGCTAACCGCATCCGGCCGCGCGTTCGTCCTGATGGTGACGATCAGTAAGCGCGACCGCGACAAGTACGAAAGCGAGCTGTGCCGATCAATCACAGCAGATTGCCGGGCAGCATGTGACGCGCTGCTGCTCACGTTCTCGGAATGGATGACGCTCATGGATGAGGTCGATCAATGGGCCATCAACTACGCCACGGACAATGACGACCGCAAGACCGCTGCCAGCCTCGCAGCCGCTGTGCAAAACATGCTCAACAAACCGCCGCACGATCGCAGGGAGTCGGTCGCGAAACCGCAGCCGGTTAAGTTGACTCAGATGAAGCTGATTTAGGGATCGTCCGTGAACTACTACCGGCATCACCTCGGGGACTACACCAAGGACACGGCGGGCCTGTCGTTGCTTGAGCACGGGGCGTATCGGCTGCTCCTGGACGCGGTTTACTCGGTCGAAAAACCGATCGTCAATTTGCAATCGGCGTACCGCATTTGTGGTGCGTCGTCGCGCAAGGAACGTGATGCGGTGCGCAGCGTGCTTTTGACCTACTTTGTCGAGACCTCCGAGGGGTTCACTAACAAGCGGGCCGAGTCGGAAATCCTTATCTACAAAGCACGTTCATCGAAGAATAGCGAAGCAGGAAGAGCCGGAGCCGCTAAAAAATGGGATGGCGAACGCCATAGCGAACGCCATAGCGAACGCCATCAAAACGAGATGGCGAACGCCATGCAGAATGCCATCAAAAGTGGATGGCGAAACGATGGCGAAACCAATAATCCAGTAACCAATACAAATACAGAGGCTAGCGCCTCTTGCTCAGAGCCGCCAAAGTCGGCGGCATCCGAGCCGCAAGAAATGATTCCAGCAGAACCGCCGCTAATGGTTTTCCCATGTGTCGGCCGTGGGCCTCTGGAATGGCCTCTAACGAGCGCAAAGCTTTCCGAGTACCTGGAGTCATATCCGGGCGTAGACGCTCTCCTGGAGTGCCGCAGGGCCTTGCAGTGGTGTAGGGACAATCCGACGCGACGCAAGACCTACGCAGGAATGGGCAAGTTCCTGAACGGGTGGTTATCAAAGGCGCAAAACAATGGCGGATCGGGAACCGGAATCAATGGCGGGGGCATTCGGCCAAGTGGCGGCGCGAATCCAGCCAGCCGCGAAGCCGCAAGAGAGATCGACCAACTTGGCACGATCGCAGGTTGGGCAGCTCGCAAAGCCGCAGAGGTGCGACACGACGAGCTTCGCAAAATCGATGGCGCACCTCTGTGCGATGAAGCGGACGGCGGCGCTAACAGACATCCAGCTTGAGGCGTGGTATGGCGTCCTGAGTGGGTTCAGTGCTGCGGTCGTGAATATGGCCGTTGTTGAGATGGTTTTGACGGAGACGCGATTCCCTGAGCTTGGCGACCTGTACCAGATATGTCTCCGGGTTGCGATCAAGCGAGGAGACATAAAGCTGCCATACAGCCCACACGGGACAGGCGACGAGAAGACGAGCAGGCCAACAGACGCAGAGATTCGCGGGGTTGCGGAACGGCTCGGGCTTGAGACATGAGGCGAGACCGGCGCGTAGCTGGTGCGGCTGAACGGCGTGTTGTGATTGGGGGTGACGAGTGAGCGCGAATTGGTCTGCGGACGTGGCTGAGTTCATGCGGGCGATGGGGCAGCAGGTGCCGGAATCTCCGATCGCGGATGCAATTGCCACGGACATGATGACGCTTTACTGCGACTTGATGTCCGAGGAGTACGACGAATGGCTCACGGCTGAAAATCGAGCCGAGGCTGTCGACGGCGCCATTGACCTGATCTGGGTCACGCTCGGTTGGCTGCACAGCGTCGGCGTCGACCAGCAACCGATCTGGGATGCGGTCGCGGCGGCGAACATGGCCAAGAGTACGGGGCCGGTTCGCGAGGATGGGAAGAGACTGAAGCCGGAAGGGTGGACGCATCCCGATATCGCGGCGTTGATCGACGCGCAACGGAAGGCGGTGAAGTGATGGCGTACGAACCACGAGACGGCGACGGGAGCCTATTCCCGAACGACTACAAGACCACGGACAAGCATCCGGACATGCGCGGGAGCCTGAAGCTGGGCGGTGTCGAGTACCAGATTTCGGCATGGGAAAAGCAAGGGCAGCGGGGCCAGTTCCTGAGTTTGCGTGTGGAGCCGAAACGAGATCGGCAGCAGCAACAGCAACAGCCGCCGAAGCAGCAGCAGAGGCCGGAGCCGGGGGCGTATGCGAGTCAGCCGCCGGATGACGAGGTGCCGTTCTAATGACAACGATCATCGTACCCGGCGAACCAATCGCACGCCCTCGCCAGCGTGTCGGCGTGATCGGCGGTAAGGCCCGCACGTTCACGGACGCAAAGCATCCGATTCACGGCTACAAGGCCGCTATCCAGCTTGCGTGGCAGGCGACAGGCGCAGCGGCGATTGATGGGCCTGTGACGGTCAACATCGTGGCTGTGTTTCCGCGACCGGCTGGCAAGCGATGGAAGACGAAGCCGATGCCAGCGTACCCACACACGTCTAAGCCTGATTGCGACAACGTGGCCAAGGCGTGCCTGGATGCGCTGAATGGGCTGGCCTACCGAGACGACTCGCAGGCATTCATTGTGACCACGACGAAATACGTGGCCGCTGGTGATGACTCGCCACGGACTGAGATCAGGGTTGAGCCGTGGGAATGACGTTGCGGCTGGATGACCTGCCGCGACTGGCGGTGGTGCTGTTTCACGTTCTGAGTGAGGAGTAGGCGATGGCAACAAAAACGATAACAAGCCTGGAGGCCGATCTAGCGTCGGTTGTGACGGCGAAGCAGCACTTGGAATCTGAGTGGGACACGCTGCTCGCAGAGACGATCGCACTCCACGACCGAGTGCGGACTGCGGCTGGCACACACTCACTTCTGACGAGCTACATCCGCGACACGGCGGTCATCATGGGCGCGATTGGGAACGCTCAGGAAAACCGCGTGCTGCAGGAGATGTTCCGCGACCTGACCGCGAGGCTGAAGCGGCAACAGGAAGCGGCGGAACGGGCTGACGTGGCGTTGTCTGCGGCGCTGCGTAGCCTGGAGGAGTGGGAGGGAAAGGTCATGTGCTGATGCTAGTTGGCTGGCGGTGGTGCTGTACCTGGTTCTGAGTGCGAAGGGGGAGTGATGGCCGGACGCCTGCTTTTCAGTGAGCCGAAGTTGATTCCTATCTTCCGCCAGTTCGGAGCCGAAGTCGAATTCCTCATCACGCGAATTGACGATCGACTGTATCTGTTTGACGACGACCGAAAGGACGGCACGGAAGTTGAGCCGCTGACGTGGCTGATCGAGGCGAAGGCATCGTTGAAAACAGCTCTGAAGCAAATCGGGTATGGGGTCGATCTTTGTGTGCAGCAAGGGTGTGAGGACGGTGCCGAGTGTGCGGCGTTCGAGCGACGGGAACCAAACCAATGCGAGTCTTAGTAGCCTGCGAATTCACTGGGACCGTAGCCAAGGCGTTCCGCGCACGTGGCCACGAAGCTTGGTCGTGCGACTTGAAGCCAACCGAGGCTGACGGATGGCACATTCACGGGGACGTTCTCCACTGGCTGGACCGTGGTGGGTGGGACTTGCTGATAGCGCATCCCGAATGCACTCACCTTGCCGTGAGCGGTGCCAGGCACTTTGCGGAAAAGCGAGCGGACGGACGGCAACAGGCGGCGATTGATTTTTTCATGACGTTCGCGAACAGTTCTGTTCCACGAATCGCCATAGAGAATCCGGTCTGCATCATGTCGACCGTCTGGCGGAGGCCGGATCAAATCATCCAGCCGTTTCAATTCGGCCACGGGGAGACGAAGGCAACGTGCCTGTGGCTGAAGAATCTGCCATGCCTGAAGCCGACGAACATTGTCGAAGGGCGCGAAGCGAGAATACACCGCATGCCACCTGGAAAAGAGAGAGCCGCTAACCGCAGTCGAACGTATCAGGGGATTGCCGACGCGATGGCCGAACAGTGGGGATAGTGACGTGACCAGCCCGGCGGCTGGCGAAACTGAGGAGTAGGGACGATGGCATGGAATCTGGCGATTGAGCGAGCGATTGCAAAGGTTGTCGAGGACGTTGGCGATCCTCTGATGTGTCACATCCAATCACGCATCGGCGTGGCGCATCCGGGAATCTGGACATGTGACGAAATCAGCGATGCCGTGATGGTGATGGTCAATGATGGCCGACTGCGGATGAAAGAGGATTCCGTCGACCACGACTGGAGCTACCGTAAGGGGCGGAATTGGAAAGGTGATAATCAATAATGCGAGACCCACACGACCGCCGCTGTTTCCAATGCGGCCACGTTCAGCACTGCATCGGCCGGGTGATTCCCGAGGTGACATGCCGGAACTGTGGCAGCAATGACACGCGGCCAGTAAGCGTCAACTATATCGAGACGCTGCGATACAACTGGGGCCACGCTTGCACTGGTGAGACGTGGGAGATGTTCCTTGAAAAGAAACTGAGCGAACTCCGGGAAGGCGTTCGTTTCTGGTCCTACTGCATGGATCAGGGAATGAGGCAGGAGTGTCCAGAGAAGGTCGAGGAGTTGGGAGACTTCCTGATGTCGCTGGGGATCGCACCGTATTCAATGAGGCGATAGGTAAATGAGCATTTGCCAAGCATGCGGCGGAGTGATCGGTCGCGACTGCTTCAACCCGCAGGAGTGCATGGACATTACCCGAGACATGGCCGATAGGTATTCCGTCGCGGAGTCCGAAGCAATGGAGAAGGACTACCAAGTCCATGTGCTAGGGCAGTATATCGACCATCTCCGCGACCGTATCGAAGTCATGCACGAACTGTTCGCGGACATCCGCAAGGCCGTAGGCGGAAACAGTTTGGAGTTCATCGCCAGAGACAAATGCCCGACATGCCAAGGCAGCGGCAGCGTCGACACTGGCGGATCGACTCCTTGGGGAGCATGGATCACGTCGGCATGTCCGCACTGCAACGGCAGCGGAAAAATCCACTGGTGCGAAGCCTGCCACGGACTCGGCACGCCACCCGGTGAAGCAGCCGGTCTTGTGTGCGGTGCCTGCAACGGGACCGGGATTGATAGCGGCGAGGACGTGGATTAGGTCAATGAGTGAGCACGCGGCAGTATCACCCGCCGGGTGAGCCGCGAGCATCGGCGCAACGTAACTGATATTGACGGGGGTTTTATGAGTGATGGCAACTGTAACACCGGCAACAGGAACACCGGCGACTGTAACACCGGCAACAGGAACACCGGCAACAGGAACACCGGCGACTGTAACACCGGCAACTGGAACACCGGCGACTGTAACACCGGCAACTGGAACACCGGCAACTGTAACACCGGCAAC